GTATATAGCTAGTCGTGGTTGGGGTAAGTCTTTTCTATTAGCTTTATATTGTGTATTAAGATGTTCTTTTTATCCTGGAACCAAGATTGTTGTTGTTGGAGCAGCATTTAGACAAAGTAAGATTATTTTTGAATATATGGAAACTATTTGGAGAAATAGTCCTATCTTACGCAGTATCTTTAATAGTAACGACGACGGTCCTAGACGAGACGTAGATAGATGTACTATGAGACTAGGAGACAGTTGGACCATTGCTATTCCCATGGGCGACGGTAGTAAGATTAGAGGTCTTAGAGCACATATTATTATAGCTGACGAATTTGCTTCCATATCTCCAGACATTTATGAAACAGTAGTATCAGGCTTCGCGGCTGTTTCTGCTAGTCCTATACAAAACGTCAAAGAAGAAGCTAAAAAAGACGCTATGAGAGCTGCTGGATTATGGAATGAAGAATTAGAAGTTTTAAATAAAAAGATGGGTAATCAAGCTATAATCTCTGGTACCGCAGATTATGCGTTTAAACACTTTGCTAGTTATTGGAGAAGATACAAAACAATTATTGAAAGCAAGGGAGATCCTAATAAACTAGAAGAAATGTTTAAAGGTGATGTGCCAAGTAATTTTAATTGGAAAGATTATAGTATCATCAGAATACCTTATGAATTAATTCCAAAAGGATTCATGGACGATAAACAAGTATCTCGCGCCAAAGCTACTATCCATAATGGAATATATAACATGGAATATGCGGCTTGCTTCGTTAGTGATAGTGAAGGGTTCTTCAGAAGAAGTTTAATTGAAAGCTGTGTTGTCAATGATAATAAGCCAATAGTTATAGGAAATAAAAAGATTATTTTTGATGCAGTAACTAGGGGTTCTAGTGAACACAAATATGTTTATGGTATTGACCCAGCGTCAGAACAAGACAATTTCAGTATCGTAGTTTTAGAACTACATAATGATCATAGTCGTATTGTATATTGTTGGACTACTAATCGTAGTAATTTTAAAGAACGTCAAAAAACAGGCTTAATTAAGGAACATGATTTCTACGGATTTTGTGCTAGAAAAATTCGAAACCTAATGAAAACCTTTCCTCCAGTTAAGATAGGTTTAGATGCTCAGGGTGGAGGCGTTTCTATTGAAGAAGCTTTACACGATCCTAGTAAGCTTGAAGACGGAGAACTAGTTATTTGGCCAATTATAGATCCAAATAGATCAAAAGATACAGATGACCAAGCTGGTCTTCATATTTTAGAACTAGTACAATTCGCTAAAGCAGAATGGACAGCCCAAGCCAACCATGGTTTAAGAAAAGACTTAGAAGATAAAGTATTACTATTTCCAAGATTTGATAACTTAACATTAGGACTAGCTTTAGATCAAGAAGGTAAAGATATTTTAAGCACAGATCTCAATCCAATCTATGATAGCGTTAGTGAATGTATTTTAGAAATAGAAGAACTAAAAAATGAATTGACAACAATAGTAATGACCCAAACCAGTACTGGAGCAAATGCTAGAGATCGATGGGATACCCCAGAAGTCAAACTACAAAACGGGAAAAAGGGCAGGCTAAGAAAAGATAGATATAGTTCTCTATTGATAGCTAATATGATAGCTCGTCAAGCTCAAAGAGCACTACAACCAATAACATATGACGTTGTTGGAGGTAACAGAAGAGAAATAGTCAAGAACGATGGAACAATGTATAAAGGCCCAGAATGGTTTACTTCCGCTGCAAATGATGATATTTATAAGGGAGTATACAGATAATTAGTGTATATCTTTTTGACGTTTCTATTATAATCCTATTACAATACTAATATAAATTATGGCTAAAAAATATCCTAGAAGTCAAGTTATTAAAGATGCCGAAATAGGTAACCAGGAAGCATATATCGCTTGGGGTGAAGACCTATCCAGCAAACAAGATGCACTAAAGAGAGCTTCTGAGTCTTTAGACGAATATACCGGAATCCAAAAGGCAGAAGCGGCTGGTCGTAGATATAGTCTTGACTATTCGAACTTGGACGGAATCACTGGTGGTCGTCCAGGATTAACTCGTACCGATTACGACTTTTTTAGACCAGATGAAGCAGTACCTAGACGCAGTATTAAGTTAATTATGCGCAGGGCTGAAGATATTTATCAAAGGGTTGGTCTAGTCAAAAACGTTATTGATCTCATGGGAGATTTCGGAGTACAAGGTATTAAAATTGTTCATCAGAATAAAAGGATAGAAAGATTCTATAGACAGTGGTTTAAGAAAATATCTGGTAAAGATCGTAGCGAAAGATTTTTAAACAATATCTATAAAGTAGGTAATGTTGTTGTACATAAACAAACAGGAAAATTAAGCCTTAAGGTTACAGATAAGCTTTACAGAGCAGTTGCCGCTCCTGACTTAGATATTACAGATTTAAACAATACCATATTAGAAAAAAGAGAAATTCCGTGGAGATATACTTTTATTGATCCTGTATTTGTTGAGGTAGCAGCCGGTTCTTTATCTTCTTTCGTCACAGAAAAAAGATATGAATTAGTATTACCAGCCTCTCTTCGTAAAACTATTAATAGTCCAAAAACAGATGCAGAAAAACAGATTATAGACAAGTTACCTCCTCAGATCGTAGAAGCAGCAAAGAAGAAGACAGCATATCCTCTAGATCCAGATAAGATTATTGTATATCACTATAAAAAAGACGATTGGCAAACATGGGCTTTTCCTATGATGTATGCTATTATGGATGATATTACAGTTATAGAAAAACTCAAATTAGCTGATATGGCAGCTCTTGACGGAGCTATTTCAAATATTCGTATTTTTAAACTTGGTAGTCTTGAACATAAAATTGCTCCAACTAAAGCAGCAACAGCTAAACTAGCTCAGATCCTAGGAAATAACGTTGGTGGAGGAACTATGGATCTAGTATGGGGTCCGGATATTGAGCTTCTAGAATCTAAAACAAATGTACATCAATTCCTTGGAGAAGGAAAGTATATTCCTCACTTAAACTCAGTATATGCTGGCTTAGGTATTCCTCCTACATTAACCGGTACCTTTGGTGCTGCTGGAACTACCAACAACTTTATTTCTTTAAAAACACTAACACAAAGACTTCAATATGGTCGTGATATGTTAGTAAATTTTTGGGAAAAAGAAATAGAACTAGTACAGAAAGCTATGGGATTTAGATATCCAGCAAGAATAGAATTTGATAGAATGGATTTAAGTAATGAGGATACAGAAAAAGCTCTTCTAATTCAATTAGCTGATAGAAACCTTATTAGTGACGAATTGCTACAAACCAGATTTGGTTTTGATCCAGAAATGGAAAAGAGTAGACTCAATAGAGAGTCCAGAGACAGGAAGGGTGATCGTATGGTCAAAAAAGCTGGACCGTGGTATGATCCAGAGTTTGAAAATTCTCTTAAAAAGATTTCTTTACAGTTGGGAGCAGCAACTCCGAGTCAAGTTGGTCTGCAACTCGAAAAGAAAAAACCTGGAGAAAAAACTGTCCTCGAAATGAAGATGCCCGTAGTTCCTCCTTCAACGAAGTTGGCAAACGATCCGTCTTCGGATTCGTTGCCCAAAGAACCTGGAGAAGGCAGACCCAAACTGTCCAAAGATACTGAGAAAAGAGCAGATAGAAAATTTTCACCCAGAACTGGCGCAAAACTTTTGATCTGGGCAACCAATGCCCAAGAAAAAATTAGCGAGATAGTCAACCCCATGGTTTTGGAATTCTATACCAAAAAAAATCTCAGAACATTATCTAGCGCAGAAGCAGAAGAATTAGAATCCCTTAAAACTAATATACTGCTCAACATGTCCCCGTACTCTAAAATAGATCAAGACAATGTTTTATTGGCATGTAACTCTAATGAATCATTAACCGATATTGTTGTCAACTTCCGTAATTGGATTAAAGCGTTACGATCAGATTTAAGCAGAGAATTATCTATGGACGAATATAAACAAGCTAAAGCTTCTTATTATTCTATGGTGTATGGTAATTTGGATCCAACCTAAGAGGTCAAAACTATGCATATTTTTGAACAAGAAAAAATCGACGGCTTGGCAGACCTAATGAGCACATCTGCATCAATTTCTTATGCTTGTGTTGCAGAACCCTGTTCATTAACCTACAAAAAGCCACCTAAAATAAAAAGTATCGCATCCTATAGTGATGAAGATCTATATTATGTTCAGTCTATTCTGGTAACATCTTCTTGGAATAAGAACGATGATATATTTGATAAGACAGAGGTTTGGAAAGCTAAACATACTCCAGAACATAAACCAACGAATCTAGAACATAATGAAGATATTATCATAGGTCATATTATTTCTAATTGGCCTATTACAGAAGATGGAGATTTGATTGATGAAAATACTCCTATTGAAGATCTTCCTAATAAATTTCACATATTAACAGGTTCAGTTATTTATAGAGGATTTAGTAATCCAGATCTAAAAGAAAGATCGGAAAATCTTATTTCACAAATACAAGCTGGTACTAAGTATGTTAGTATGGAATGCTTTTTTAAGGGTTTTGATTATGGCGTTTTAAATACTCAGACTAATGAATATAAAGTATTAGCTAGAAATGAAGAAACAGCATATTTAACAAAATTTCTTAGATCATACGGCGGAATGGGACAACACCAAGACTATAAAATTGGTAGAGTCTTACGTAATATTACATTTACTGGTAAAGGTTTCGTTGACCGTCCAGCAAATATCGACAGTATTATTTTTATCAAAAACTTATTTCCTGAGACAAATAAAGATAATATTGAAGAAAAAAATCCAGAAATGGTTCAATCGGGTGTATTTATTTCACAGTCCAATATTAATTCGGAGAAACTAATTATGAGTTCAGATAATCAAGAAACAGAAATGCAAAAAACAGAAGTTGAAAACGTCAATGTTGAGTTTACAGCTTTATCTTCTGAGGTTGCAGAACTAAAACTTGTCAAAGAAAAACTCGAAGCAGATCTATCTGATCTCGCTCAGACAAAAGAGTCTGAAATTACTGCTTTGAAAGAAGAAGCAGCTAACAAGACAAAAGAGATGGAAGAAGAAAAGAAGAAAATGAAAGCAGAACTAGATGCTGCTCTCGAAGCCATCGCTGGCTATAAAATGAAAGAAGCAGAAATGGAAAAGAAGGCTAAGACTATGAAAAGAAAAGCTTCTTTAATCGAGCAGGGAGTAGATGCTGAAATTGCTGCTAATATCATTGAGAAATTTGATTCAATGGAAGATGAAGCTTTTGAAGCTATGACAGTCATTTTTGCTGGCAAGATGCCTCCTTGGCTAGATAAAAGCAAAAAAGACGAGAATAAAGAAGAAGATATGAAATCAAAGAAGAAGGCTTCAGAAGAAATTTCGGATCCAGCTGTTCTAGAAACTGTTGAGATCGCAGAAGAAGTTAATCTTGGCGTTGGTAGAGAAATTGAATCTGAAATAGACTCAACTAGAGCGGCTCTTGTTGATTTCGTGCGCAGCAAAATCGGTAAAAAGGTCAAATAACTAACTTAATTATACGGAGAGAACTAACATGGCTCTAAAACCAGATCGTATCGAATTACTAACTGATGTATCATTTTTCATGAACTCCACAGCCGAGCGCGGTGGTGTTGCCTGTGTTAGCACAGGTGGTTCTGGTATCTCTATGGACGATGCCAATGCTGTTGTAGCATATGCCGCAACTGTTTCTGGCTCAAAGCCCGTAGGCGTTTTACTTAACGATGTTGTAAATATTGATCTAACAAGACAGCACATCAACTGGCACAAAGACGAAGTGCAACTTGGTGGTAAGGTAACATTGCTCCGTAACGGACAGGTTACAACCAACAAGGTCACAGGTAGTCCAGCTGCTGGTGTTGATGCTTATGTTGGTGTAAGCGGCTTAATTGGTACAAGCTCAACAAACTCTGTTAAGATTGGCCAGTTCTTAAGTGCTGTAGACGCCGACGGTTACGCAAAAGTATCAGTTAATCTATAATTTTTAATCATAGGGAGAAAATATATGTCAGCTAAAACCGAAAGATTCCAACCAACACCAGAATTAACAGATCTTTTGATGCGTTCTGGTTCAGCTAACAGAGAAGTAGCTCTAGCAGCTAATGCAGAAATTGCAAAAGCCCTAGAACTACCTCTACGTCAAGGTGTGCTAAACGGTGACGTTCTAGATGGTATTTTCGAGCCAATTCAACTTGCTCAAAGTGCTACTCCTGAGTTTCCTTTAGACTTCCTTGCTCCTGGCACAGAGAAGGATTTTGTGGCCTACACAATTCCTAATCATGGCTATGTTCCAGAGCGTCATGTTGAAGGCGATTACGTCATGGTTCCAACCTATGACGTTGGTTCTTCAATCGATTATCTTCTAAAGTATGCTCGCGATGCCCGTTGGGACGTTGTGGGTCGTGCTATGGAAGTTCTCGAAGCTTCTTTCGTTAAGAAGATGAATGATGACGGCTGGCACACCATTCTTGCTGCTGGTGTTGATCGTAACATCGTTGTTTACGATAGTGATGCCAATGCAAGTCAGTTCACAAAGCGTCTCGTTAGTCTCATGAAGACCGTTATGCGTCGTAACGGTGGTGGTAACTCAGCTAGTAACAATCGTGGCTTACTAACAGATCTATACGTTTCTCCAGAAGCAATGGAAGACATTCGCAACTGGGGTATCGATCAGGTAGACGAAGTAACTCGTCGTGAAATTTATACAGCTGCTGATGGCACCCTTAACCGTGTTTTCGGCGTAAATCTTCATGATCTAGACGAACTAGGTGTTGGTCAAGAATACCAGCTATTCTATACCGACACTCTATCAGCTTCTCTTCCAAGTGGAGACACAGAAGTAGTTGTTGGTTTAGATCTAAGAAAGAGAGATAGCTTCATTATGCCAGTTCGTCAAGAAGTTCAGATCTTCGAAGACGATACTCTTCATCGTCAGAAGAGAGCTGGTTTCTATGGATGGGCTGAACTCGGCTTTGCTGTTCTAGATAACCGTAGAGTTCTAGTTGGTTCTCTCTAATAATTTAGATTGATACAATTAAAAGAAGATCGGCCAGTAGCAATACTGGCCTTTCTTTTTTTATATACAATAAGATACCTCATTAAGGGTGTATATTCTCATATACTAACAACATACCACAATAGGCTTTAATTATGGCAGCTAGTAAGTATGACTTTGTTATAGAGCAAGGGTCATCTTTTAAACTATCATTAGTTTATAAAGACGCTAATGGAGACCCAATAGACTTAACAAACTGGTGTGCTAGATTAGTTTGGAAAACGAATATTGCCACCACACAAGTATTCTCTACAGAGAACCTGGATTATAGTGTTTATAAATTCACTATAGAACCTCTTTTAGGAAAAATTACATTACTAATCCCAGCAAATACAACAAATAGTTTCACGTTCAATACTGCAAAATATGATCTAGAACTACAAAGTGATGACGACTTATATGTTGGTGGAGGTAAATCTATTATCAGACTTTTATATGGCAAAACATCGATAATGAAAAGATTCAGTGAGACATCTGATATATTGGAGTGTAATACATGACAAGCTTAGACATAATAGAGAATATTACATACTTAGAAATTGAATCGTCTATTGGAACAGAAACTAATAATATAGAGATTACATCCTCTAATTTTGGATCTGTTGATATTACCGCTGGTTATGCTAGTATGATTGTTTATGCTAGTGATGTTGTTGGATTAGATAATTATCTATCTAATTTTATAGATCAATACGAAATAGATTGTGGCTCACCCTAATTATTCAACGCTTTTAAAGTTTAACGGAGAAGACCAATGTCAGTTCAAACATTAATTCAAATTAGAAGAGGAACCACATCAGAGTGGTCCTCAGTCAATCCAACACTAAATGCTGGAGAATGGGGTTACGACACAATAACTAAAAGATATAAGCTGGGAGACGGATTAACCTCGTGGAATAGCTTACTATACTCCTCCATAAGACCATCATCGGACGATCTTGTTGGTGCTAGTGGCATAGGAATAACGTTTGCAGCAACCACAGGAATCCCTGTTACCATTGCTGTTACAGGAATAGTATCATCACAAATTACAGATTTTAATACTGCTGTTGATAATAGAATCGCCAACGCTACTATTGATGCAGAAGGTATACAAGATATTATTGGTAGCGGAGATCATACGTCCACAGGATTTTTAAGAAATGGTACGGGTATAGTATTAAATTATAATGATAGTAGTAATTATTTAACTGTTAATGTTAGCGGATATTCATATTCAAATCATACTCATGATGATAGATACTATACTGAGACAGAACTAAATACTAGTGGTAGTGGTGGTCAAGTTCACTGGGATAACATAACTAGTAAACCAGCTACCTTCACACCATCTAGTCATAATCATACGTGGAGTGAAATTACAGACGCTTCTGTAAGAGCAACTCTCGGTGAATTAGCATATTTATCTGGAGTAAGTGCTGGAACAGCATCTCCTAATAGGGCTATTGTATTAGACGCCAACAAAGATATCTCTGGTATTGGATCAATTTCTACAACTGGAGATATTACAGTTGGTGGCAATTTAACAGTTAATGGAACTACTACTACTGTTAATAGTACTACTGTTGATATTGGAGATAATATTATTAGAGTTAATGTTTCTGGTGCGGCCACTCAGGGTGGTTTAGAAGTTAAAAACACATCAACAGCTGGCATAACTCAATTAGTTTGGGATACAGACGATAGTAGATGGGAGTTTACTGGAGGAAATGTTTATACTAGTGGATATTTTATTGGATCATTAAGTGGAAATGCTAGCACAGTAACTAATGGAGTTTATACTAGTGATAGCGGAACAGTAACTAGTTTAATGATTGCTAATAATACAATTGTTAATGCAGATATTAATAGTAGTGCTGCAATTGATTATAGTAAATTAAATCTATCAAGTTCTATTCAAAATAGTGATATTAGTAATTCCGCAGGTATAAGCGTTACTAAACTAGCTAGTAGTGGTATTACTATCGGTTCTACAACCGCCGTTCTAGGCACCACCATATCTAGTATTGTTGGATTGACATCTATTAGTGGTACGAGTACAGGCTCTCCAACAGCTTTATACAACTGTCTTATTGATGGCGGTACTCCATAAAATATTTTCTTAACATAGTCTGATATTTGCTTAAATTCAACATTTGTCAATGGGTGTATTAACCATTATTATAGCATAGATAATAACCCTATAAATAGGATCAATATTTCAAGATGGCAGTAAATGACCTAATAACATTTCGCAAAGGAACATCTGAACAATGGAATTCTGCTAATCCTATTTTAGCTAGTGGTGAGCCTGGATATGATTTAACTAATGAGATTTTAAAAATAGGAGATGGTATTTCTAACTGGAGTGGTTTGCCTCCTGTTGGAGTAGGATTAAATAATTTGGTAGAAGATCTTTCTCCTCAACTTGGTGGAGATTTAGATTTAAACAGTTATAACATTATAAATAGTGGAAACATTAATATTAATGGAAATATTACTTGCGACTATGTTTATAGTGATTTGTCTGGCACTATCGTTTATGCAAATTCTGGTAATTTCATTGATTCTTTACAAGTTAATGGAACAGGGGAAATTAATAATATTATAGCTGATAGAATAACAAGTAATGAACAAATAATAGTAGAATCTACCGGCGTGGTACAGTCTGGGATTACAATATCCAAGCCGTCGATAAACATTTCTAATATAGGTGACTCATCTTTTGCTATAGATAGTAATATTATTGGATTACAAATTGTTACTAATAGTAATATTGATCAAAACACTCTTCAGTACTCTCGCGCTTTTTATGGGGAAAATAAACATTTAATTGCTAGTGGAGTAGCTAATAGCGGTAACTCTGTTGCTATGCAATTTGCGGGTATGAGAAATTTTTCTTCTAGCGGAGACGCTGGTTATCTCAATGCCTTATACGGCATAGCTATACAATATGGTCATAATATTTTAGATTCTGGTGTTACTCCACAAACAAACAATATTTACGGCTTATATATTGAGCCATACAATGGTTATGGGACTATTAATAATAGTTATGATATTTTTGCACGACCTAACGCATACATTATCGAAGACTATGGCGTTATAAATAATGCATATGGTATTTATATACAGGGATCTCATAAAAAACATTTATTAGAAGGTAAATTAGGAATAGGTACCAATAATCCATCGTATCAATTAGATGTTATTGGGAGCGGTAATTTTAGCCAAAATCTATTGGTTAACGGAACACCCGTAAGTGTTAGTGGACACACTCATACGTCTTCTCAAATTACAGATTTTAATAGTAGTATTAGTGGTTTACTTCCAGTTAAGAATATAATTGCTGGTAGTAACGTAACAGTATCGTCTACTAGTGGAATTTATACTATTAATAGTACAGCGGGTGGCGGTGGAGGATCGGCGTCGGCAAGGGGAAATATTACCACCACAGGAACACTATCTTCTTTCAATATTCCTGAAGGTTATTCTGCTGGTTATTTAGATTTATTTCAAAACGGTGTTAAATTATTAGTTGGTAGTGATTTTACTGCAACTGATGGAACTTCGGTAACTTTAAGTAACAGTGTACCATCTGGAACGGTTTTAGAATATATTAGTTTGGGAGCTTCAGTATCTTCTTCTAATTATACCAAACTAGATAATATAAGTTCATCTTTTAATGGATCATCAACATCTTTCGGATTAGCAGTTAGTGGAACACCATATTATCCTGTTAGCTCCAATACTTTGGGAATTTATGTGGGCGGTGTTGCTCAAGAACCAATCTCTTCGTATAGCGTTAGTGGATCTAATATAGTTTTTACTGAAGCTCCAGCTAGTGGTTTAACTTTCTGGGGAGTTGGTTATGGAACAACAGCGGTGGCTACGCTAAATGGAATAGTTCCCGGCTCATCAGGATCACCGGCTATTAGTTCATCCAACGATTTAACAACCGGTTTTTATTTTCCAAGTTCTGGTAATATTTCAATAGCTGGTAATTTGGGAATAGGAACGAGTAGTCCATCAACATTATTAGATGTTAATAATAACAAATTTCGAGTAAGAAATAGTAAAACTCCCTCGTCACCTAGCGATATTGGAAACCAAGGAGATATTTGTTGGGATAGCAATTATATTTATGTTTGCACAAGTACTAATAGTTGGACAAGAAGTCCTATTAGTGCCTGGAGTAGCGATCCTTATTTTTCTAATATTTCATTGTTATTGCACATGGATGGCACCGGCAATACGTTTGTCGATTCGTCGTCAACGCCGAAGACTATCACGGCGAATGGCAACGCCACTCAGTCCACAACTGAGAGTAAGTTTGGCGGCAAGTCTGCGTTCTTCGACGGCAGCGGCGATTATCTGAGCATTGCTGACAGCGGCAACGGATTTACCTTCGGCACCGGCGACTTTGTCTACGAGTGGTGGTTCCGGTCAGCGGCTAGCAACGCATACGCGGCAATGGTGACACGTCCCTACAACGGCCCCGGCGGCATCTTGATGTCCCTCAATGGTCCCTCTGGAAACGGTAGGCCCGAAATATACTGGCGTGAGTTTCAGGATGCACAATTTATGGAGTCAGACACGGGTGGGTTCAATGACAACAACTGGCACCACTTTGCATTTGTGCGTTCGGGCACCACATGCTCAATGTATATCGACGGTGTAAGGCGGGGTACTCGCACTGGGGTATCGACCAGCGTGGGGACTTCAACCCTAGTGGTAGGTACTGACATTGAGTTCGGTGGGCGTGATTTCAATGGCTACATCGACGATCTCAGGATCACCAAGGGCAACAATCGCGGCTACACAGACTCTACCATCACAGTACCGACAGCCGCCTTTCCAGACTATAATACTTAAGGAATTAATATGCCTCTTTCAAGAATACAAACAACTTTATTTTCTGGAGAAACATCAGATTCTGTTTTACGTTCTCTATTAGTGCCTCCAGCCCCTACAAGCGTCTCCGGAGTATCTGGAGATTCTCAGATTGCTGTATCATGGGCCGCTTTTTCTGCTCCGCCGATAACTGATTATACTGTACAGTATTCTTCCAATAGTGGTAGTACATGGACTACATTCAGTGACGGAGTTTCGACTGATCAGAGCGTAACAGTAACAGGTTTGACTAATGGAACAAGCTACGTATTCAGGGTTTCTGCAACCAACGCTCTTGGCACTGGACCTTTCAGTACTATAAGCTCTCCGATAGTGGTAGCCTCCGATCCACTGTTTAACAGTGTTTCTCTACTTCTTAATATGGATGGTGAGAGTTCTACTTTTATAGATAGTAGTCCTAGACAGAAGACTATCACAACCGTTGGTTCAGCTAGTCAGTCAGCAACACAAAGTAAGTGGGGTGGCAAAAGCGCTTATTTTGCTGGTGACGGAACCAGACTTACTACTCCTGATAGTGACGATTTCTATTTTGGTAGTGGAGACTATGCTGTAGAGGCTTGGTTGTATATTCCTGCTTTAAATACCTCTGGCGGCGGGAATATTTTTTCTCAGTCAGCTAATCTAGGAGACAATAACAACAGACAGTATGCATTTGCTGTTAATAGTACTGGTCTTGTAGTATATTGGACAACTGACGGCGCTAATGACAATAGTTTGACTTTTTCAATTACTCCACCAACCAATCAATGGATTTATGTCGCTTTTAGTCGAAGTAATGGATTATTACGAACTTATTTAAACGGAGTAAGAGTAGGAGATCCTATTTCTCATAACGTTACTTATTATAATAGTTCAGCTCATGTGTGCGTTGGGTCTTTTGGAGGATATGCAGTCAACGGATACTCATATTTAGATTTTACAGGTTTCATAGACGATTTGAGAGTTACCAAGGGTAGTGATCGCGGTTATACGGGTGCGACGATCACAGTACCAACAGCACCATTCCCAGGCTATTAAGAAATATGAGCATTATATATGACAAAAGCATACGATAATTCAATTTTAGCTCAAACTATTAGTGTTAGTGGTACTAATAATACTTTAGTTACTGGAGTACTAACCTCTACTAGTGGTAATTTTACTAATAATCTTGCAGTTGGTTCTAATAATTTGACACCAACTAACACTCTTAATATAATAAATAGTTCAAATCTTTATTTATGGTCAAATTTTAGATAGGAGTTTATCATGGCAACTAGTCCAGTTTTTGCGGTAACACCCAGAATAGGTTCTGTTTCTATAGCAACAGCAGAAGCTAGTTATACAGCCCCAACAAACGTTGGTACACTAATAACTGGTGTATCAACAGGAACCAGAATATCAGAAATTGTTGTTAAATGTGCAGCAACATCAGCACTTGGTATTGTTAGAGTGTTTTTATATGACGGCAGTACTTATTGGTTATTTGATGAAATATCGGTTGCGGCAGCAACTGGCTCAACTACTGTTTTACAAACTAGAGTTAGTACAACATATAATAACCTAATACTTCCTTCAGCTTCATGGTCTGTGAGAGTTACAACGAGTATTTCTCAAGCAATCCACGTTACAGCACTTGGGGCAGATCTATAATGAATCAAGGTATTTATTCTATTGGAAATGCAGCAATTGCCTCAGTACCATACGGTGTTAATGGTGTCACTGCACCCACTAGTATTACTGCACTGGTTGTTGGTGGTGGTGGCGGCGGTGGATTTTATGGTGCTGGTGGAGGAGGTGGAGGTGTTCAAGAGCAAGCAGTTATTATTATGCTTGGGACAGCTTATAGCGTTACTATTGGTGCTGGAGGCTCTGCGAGTACAGCACAGGATAGGAGAGCTAGCCTTGGCTCACCATCCACATTTGCCAATATAATTAGCGTTGGTGGTGGCTCTGGTGGAACACGAACTGTAGCTAGTAGTACTGTCGGTCTTTATGGACCGGGATATCCCGGTTCTTCTGGTGGTGGTGGCTATGCAACCAATAGTCCCGGCTTGTCTGTAGGTCAGGGCAACGTTGGAACCGTTGGGACAGCAGCCGGTTTTTCTGGTGGAGGAGGCGGCGCTGGTGCTGCCGCTGGAGCCACTGCGGCTGGAACTCGCGGAGGCGAAGGAGGAGCGGGCAAGGTTTCTACAATTACAGGTTTTTCATATGGCGGTGGCGGTGGTGGAGGTTCAGCAAACGCTGGCAATTTTGCTGTTGGTGGCTCTGGGGGCGGTGGTAGGGGAGGATCGGCAACAGGTCAAACTAATGGTAGTGCTGGAAGCACAAATACTGGTGGTGGTGGTGGTGGCGGTAGTACCAATGTTACTGGAGGTTCTGGAGGATCTGGAGTGGTAATCTTAAAATTTAATTCAGCTTTAAATA